CATTGAGGTAAATATCTTGGTTAATGTTCAAATCCCCAACGTGGAAAGTACTAGCTGGGGTAGTAGCTCCTATGAATACTCTACCACTAGAATTGATGTTAATTCCTTCGTTAGCACCATCTCCACTAATCCAGTTTGCACCGAATAGATTGTATCCATTCATGTTAAAGCTAGAAGTAGCTGATGATACTGTAGCATCAATAGTTATTGTTCCAAGCCCATTAGTAATGGTGATGTTAGAACCAGCTGTTAGTGTTCCTAGTACAGGGCCCAATGAAGTTCTTCCAATTGGAATTTGACCATTTGTTGCAGCTCCCAAACTAGTAAAGGCACCTGTACCATTACCAATAATTAAACCATTAGCAGTCAAAGTAGTAGCTCCAGTGCCACCACTAGCTACTGGCAATGTTCCAGTTACATTAGTAGTTAAGCTTACTGTACTTAGGAATCCAGATGTAGTGTTATTACAAGTAGATAAATCAATGTTTGCTGGATTAACTTGTAAAGTAATATTACTACTAGCTGTAGATACGGTAAGCAAATTGCTTAGTGATTTAATTCCCTTAAAGTTAATAGTGTTCTTATCTGTTACATTGATTACTAGAGTTTCACTAGAAGTACCAACAGTGTTAACACTAGGAAACAGATCTTGAAGTACAAATCTGTTATTTCCTAAAGGACTAGTTCTAGCTACTAACAGATAGTCTGTAGCAACTACTCCTGATTTAACTAATGTATTTAAAGCTGAAATTGTAGACATGTCTTTATATTAAGTTTATTGGGAATTCACTTTCTAAGTAAATCAAATTATTTGTTGTAAGACTACCTTCTTTAGTCAAGTAATCTGCTGATGGATCTAGGTTAGCTGTAGTAGGTGCTTTTCCTTTAGTTCCACTTCCAGTTACTGGTACAGTGTCTGGAGTTACTATACAGTCTGAGCAATACTTATTTGCAAAGTTTAAGAATGTTTCAAGATAAGTAGTAGCAGTATAAGTTGAGGTTACAAACTGAGCAGTATCTGCTGCATAAGCTGCTCCAGTTACTGCAGGATATATAGTAAATGTAGTTACATTGCTTCCTGCATTGTAAGTGGCATCTGTTACAGTATGAGTAATCTGTTCCCCAGTTGTTCTAGTTACCAATATTTGGTATCCTAGATATCTTAAGAAATTACCAGTAGCAGTTACTTTATCATTATTAAATAGTACAGTTGTTACAGTTGCTAAAGTAGCAATGTCATCAAATATAATTCCAGGTGTAGAAGTTCTATTGTATATGCAATTAAGAGCTCTTGAGTCACAGTCTTTTTTATTCAAAAGATCTACAATCAACTGCATCTTAGTAAGTTCCATATTATCACAAGGAACTCCTCCAGATATTTTGTTATAATAAGTAGTAACTTTAGTATTAAAGCAATTCTTAAAGTTAGCTAATACTTCAGGATAGTCTAATCTATTAGCTACTGATGGTACATCTATAGAAGGATAACAGGTTAATACAGGGTCTAAGCTATCAGTAGGGATAACTCTATTCTCTATTCCTGTAATAAATGTCTTTAAAGTATTAAGAGATGTCCATCCAGTTGCTGGAGGACAGCTAGTAGGACTAGCTGGTGTTGCAACAGATCCTGTAACTTGACTAGCTTTATCTGCATATGCCCAGTTTGCTCCAGCATCTATAGAATATATAACAAACTCATAGGTACCTTCAGTACTTGTATATGAAAATTGATAGTAATATGTGGTATTATCCGATGATGGATATATATTAGGAATTACTTCAAACTCTTGTCTAACTGATATATCATAGACCTTAATTACTGCACCATCACACGGTGTAGTAGTTCCACTAGTACCACATTCTCTACAAATTTCAGCCATTAGTTATAGGTTTAGCAGCCACATGCACATGTTGCAGTGCAGAAGCTTTTAGCTTTATTGTATTTATTAATAGCGTCAGTTATATTAGCATCACTGAAAGTTGCGTGAGCAGCTCCTTTAACAAGAAGATTTATCTTCTGTGCAGTTCTTAGGTCTTCATCACATCTGTCACACTGACAAGTACAAGTTATTGCTCTTTCTACTAGACCTGCTATACAGCAATCTATCTCTGCAGTGCCAATTCCATAACTGCTAATTCCACTACTATCTACGGTAATCATAATTACCCCATTAATATCTTCTTCTAAGTTTGTTGCTGTTGTATTCCATGTAAGGATATCACTAGCATCTGATAAGATTGTACCACTTTCCTTAGTTGTACCAGTAGTGTAGTTAGTATATGTGAGAGCATCACTTGTAGGAATGCCACTTACTACTACTGTTAAATTCTTAGAATCAGGGGAGATAGTTATAGATTCAATTCTAGCTGGCATTAGCTTATAGTTTTGTTGTAAAGATAAGAAAAAGTAGGGGATTGCTCCCCCACTTTTTAATGATTAATTTCAGATTAGAATAATCTCTCTGTTGCAGTAGCACCCCAGTTAGCAGCTGATGCTCCAAGGAATACTGTATCAGCTGTAGTCGAACCAGCAGCAGTATCTACAATATAGATCTTGATAGTATTCAACTCACCTGCTCTAGCGATACCAGTACCTGCTGGATGAGCGTGAGCATATTGAATTTCTACAACATCGTAACTAGTACCACTTTGAGCAAAAGTTGGGAAATTGTATGGGAAATACATTCTGTTAAAATTGCCATATTTAGAACGACAAGATTTTTCATCAGAAAGTACTTGCCAGTAGTTACCAGCACCAGCATCAAAGCCAGTCATAGTTGGAGCAGTCAAAGCTGTTCCAGTGTTGGTTCCACTGCTATAAGCAATAGTAACATCAAATACAACTCCTGCATGACGTGCAGCAATTACCATATCAGTACCATTATCAGTAGTGGTAAACAAGTCACTAAGAGTATGATTAGCTTGAAGCTTTTCAATGATTTTATCATACAATGTTGCTTCAGTAGCTGCATGCTCAGCACCAGTAACTTCAATGTTGAAGATCATACGACCTGCAGAAAAATTACCAATTAGAGGAAACTGAGTATTTGATGCAGAAAGATCAACAGCAGTTCCATCTTGGTAGTAATTAGCATAAGCTGTAGGTGCAGTGCGAAGTGCAATACGAACCATAACATTATCTCCAGTAGTAGGATTACCAACATTAATAGCTGCAGAATGTCTTACAGATGCTGCTGCAGGAGTATGCTTAATTCTCTTAATATCTTTAATATCGATAATAGGAGAAGCAATAGGTAAACTACCAGAAGGCATTGTTTGTACAATTTGAATAGGGCCTTGCAAAGACATCATATCTGCAGGAGTAGTGATATCAATGTATGCTGGAGTAGCAATTCCAAGATTCCACACACCAACTTTAGATGATGTTGCAACAGCTGCAGTATTAAAAGCTTCAGCGTCATCCAACAAAGTTCCACTGTTAGCTACAAATACCTGATTTAAATTTTGAGGTGCCATTTTTTTTAAATTTTAGGCGTTAAACACATTGATTTAATTATTCACTTTCAAATGTTTCCATTGATTGTGATTGATACCTTTGGGACTCAAAGCCCTCAAGTATGCTCTTTACAGTCATTTCAATAATCTCGTCATGGGTATGAATTGGTAATTCACAACCTACTCCAGTACTTAGTGAAATGTTCTTAGGTTTTCTAATATAGTTAATAAATACATTAGGGACAACAAATGTGTTATCCGTATGGATATCTATATAATTTTCTCTAATTGTATAAATTGGAGACCTATAATCTGTGATATTAAATGGGTCATCCATCATTGCAATAATATCATCATGTTGAGCAAACTTACAGTAGCTTAATCTATTGCTAGCAGTAGGTGCTCTTCTTTCTACAGAAGTTTGAAAGTATATATATTTATTAATAGGAACATAGATAGCATTAGCTGGACCTTCCTCATCTAACCATGTAAGTCTTAAGTAATATCCTGTATTAGGATCTGTTTCAAATGGAGCATTATATCTTTCTAAATATAAAGTATTGCTATCTATTACACTATTTCCTTGAGCAGTATCATTTAATGATCCAACACGAAGATCATTGATAGTAGCTTTTAAACTAGGTATATTGAAATATGTAGTTTGATTAATAAGTAAGTCTCTAGTTAATTCTTCTCCTAATGGTACGTTTGTAATCTGTGTCCAGTTGTTGCTAACTGTATCCCATCTTTCAATCATACTTAAAAAGTATCCAGGAAGTGGAGGAGTAAGATCTAGTTCAGCTGTATATAAATTTATAAAATTTGGAGTATACTTAGGAAAAATAGAAGTATTACACTCATAGTACACTTGAGCAGTAATGTTCACTAGAAACAAGTAATCTAGTGGGAGAGTATATCTATCTACATAGATATTACTATTATTAGCAGTGTATATGTATCCTCCTAATGTATCTCCTGCATATCCAAAAGATGCAGTAGTTCCTGTTTGAGTGCTAACAAGATGCTTTAAATCATCTATCCTTTTCTGAGATTGCTCAAAGCCTTTACCCTGTCTATTAGAGCTAGGGTTATATCTCTGCTTTATGAATCTCATAACAGAGAGATTTAACTCATGATCAATTTCCTCAGGTAAGAGGTTGTCAGCCTGGAAGGATGCAAGTTTTTGCACCCCCAGGTTGACAGCTATATGCATCTCGTTTACAGTCATTTATATCACTTCTTGGAGTCTAGCTCTCATGATATTTACTTGACCTGAGTTTTTCTTATTTTTGAAATATACGATTGCATCTTTGATATCCTCTCCGATTGTCTCATCCTCGTAGATTAGTTGGTTTCCAATCTTACGAAGAACTGACTTTTCAACCATAGTTTCAATTTCAGCTCTCAATTCAAGGTTATCATCTAGACTATATTTTAAAAACCTTTCTGGATTCTTTTCTTTATAGTCATACAAGTTATTCTCAAGTTCCATTGATGAAAGTCTTTCTGGGTCTGTTCCCATAAGAACTCTAGTCAACATTTTAACTTTATCCATGTTGCCACTGAGTTTGATAAACTCCTTGTCAGCATCTTTCTTAACTTGTACCTTTTCATTCTTCTTCAACAAGTCCTTTTGTGGGTCATAAATATAGAACTTTTTGCCTGAATCTGTATTCATTTCTTCTTCAGAAATAGCTACTTGTCTATGTTTCATGCACCATTTCCAGTAAATATAGTCCATCGGACTTACTGGGGTACCATCATCATGGGTACCAATGTTCAATTCAACTCCTTCAAATGGTACTTTTAAACTAAGACTTGCCCAGAAGTCTTTAGTTTTAGCTGGCCAATCTTGGTGAGTTGCTGGAACATCTACAATTCCTTTCAATAATTTAGCTTCTTCTTCTCCATCCACTCCTTTGAGTGGGAGACGGTCTATAAAAATAGATCCAATTTTAACTTTAGCTCCAGCTCTAATCTCCTTTGGAAGGTGGTTTAGAACCTCTTTTCTTCTAATAAAAATTTTCTTATCCATAATAATGTTCTTTTTGCTTTAGTTAAGCCTAGGAGAAAGAATAACCTAGGGTTTTATGTTTAAAAGGGGGGAATGGTTACCCCCCTTTTTAGTGCAAACCAAATAAACTACTATGCGTTACACTGAAGATCCAAGCTAGTATCGAAACGACGAAGTAGGATACCAGCAGTCTTCAACATGTGCACAGAAGCACCGTCTATATCACTAGCTCTGGTGTCAGTTTCAGTGAATCCTTTTGGAACTACTGAACCTGCTACACACCAACGGAGCATTTCACGACCTTTTTTGTTTACCATCTGAAGGTTATTCTCACCATCATAAGTAGACTGGTCAACAAACACCATACGATAAGACTCGAGTGGAAGACCAGATACTGGGTGCTTCTTAGAAGCTTGAGCCACAGGACCGTGATCGAACAAAGGAGACTTAACTACGTTTACTTTATGACCATCTACGTGCTCATAAGTAGTGAAGTAACCAGTAATACCCAAGCTACGACCAGAACCAGTGATGAAGGTTGGCTGGGTAGTTTGAAGGTAAGAGTTAGCAGAGTAGTAAGACTTAAGTGCACGGTCAAATTCACGAGCACCACCAATACCAGTGTACAAAGTAACCTGCTTATCAGTAGCATCAGTCATACCATAGAACAAATCACCGATAGTCTCCTCAAGTTTAGCTTGAGTAAGAGTAGAGTAAGTGTCTTTGTTGATGATTTGCTCAAGCAAACCAGGACCTGAGATTACAGGTTGGCCGTTCTCATCAAGCATAGTAGAAACACCATTAGCATCGTGAGTCTTCTGACCATACCAGTAGTACATTTCACATTCTTCTTTGAACTTAAGCATGTGACGGTACTCTTCGTAATCCATCCACAACTTAGTTTTAGAACCTTCTTTCAAAGGCAACTCGAACTGAGCTACATAATCTTTAGCGTTACCAGAGAAATGGTAAGACTTACGTACAGTACCAATCTTAGAACGAACAAGACCTGGAGCAGTCCAGTTAGATGCATTACCACGTGAGAAGTCAATACCCACGTTAGCATACAACATACCCCAAAGAGCACCATCAACTAGATCACCTGCTGCTACGTTTGGAACATCTGGAGATACAATCTTCAAAGTGTATTTCCAACCAGCACCATCAGCTACTGGCTCAGTCATAATACGAGCGAGTGTACCAGACTGAGATACCAAAGTGTAAGGGAAAATGAACCACTTATCAGGGAAAGTAAGGGTAAAAGCAGCACCACCAGTGCCGTTTCCAACACTTGCGATAACTGGACGAACATTAATTTCGTGTGTTTTAACACGGTATTCGTACTCATAACGGTCAATTGAGCGAGTATTACCAACACCTTCTGTCAAGAAAGACAACGGGAATTTTTTCTCCTCACGACCAGCCAAATGAGTAATAATCGGAGAGAGCTCCGCTGGACGTTCCATAAGTGCATTAACCAACGAGTTAGTGTCAGTCATCTGTGCATCATTATAGTAAGTCTTAAGTACTTGCATTAGTGCCATGATCTATATAATTTTAAAAGTTAATTGTTGTCTGAGTTTATTCAAACAGCCTCTTCATATCCAGTTTGTCTGGATCAAATTTTGTCATTTTCTTATCAACCTTTCCGTAGTTCTTAACCCTCTCTTGCTGGTTAATCAACTTCTCTTTAAGGTTTCTAGCACTTTCAGTTTTAGCCTTAGTGCTAATAATATCGTTAAGCTTAAAGCCCTTGAACATCAAATAGTCAACTGCTAGTTTGACTTCAAGTTCGGCATTAGCATAATCTTCATCTCTTTTAGTAGCTCCATTCTTATTAATAGGGGCCGATATGTAATCGAAGAACTTTGCTTTTTCTTTCTCAGGGATACGAATCCCAGCAAATTCTTTACCTTCATCAATAACATTAGCTACATTCTCCCAAAACTCTTGTTGCTGTTGAGCAGTTTGAGCTTGAATTTGCTTTTGCTCTTGTACAAGTCTTTCTCTTTCTTCTCTTTGAACATTAGCTAGTTGCTTTTGAGCAATTGTAGCTTTATCATAGAGCTTACCTGAATCTTCATAATCCTCGAGCATGTCTTTAATAAACTCTTCGTCATGCCCTTTAGTCTTAAAGTATTCAGATACAAAAGCCTTTTGGGTTCTAATATCTCCTTTGTCAATCTCATACTGGCTGTAATCCAGATTAGGATTGTAAGCTTGGAAGAATTTCTCTGAATCTCCACCAGCCATTACAAAGTCAAGATGTTTCTGAACTAGAGGGAATTGTTGGAACAATTCATTGATTTGATCTTCTGCAATGTTCTGAGCAATATCTTTAGTAAACTCTACCAGACCTTCTTCAGTATCTTCGTAGTTGTTTTCGATATCGTACCCCAAAGCTTTTGCAATAGATTCTGCAATTGATGTATCCTCGTCTGACTCTTCATATTCGTTACCGTCTGAATCTTCGTTATCATCTTCATCAGTAGTATCTTCACTGTCATTATCGTCAGAATCGGGAGTATCTGCATCATCATCAGAATCAGCCGTATCCTCTGGTTCATCTTCTAAAGTGTCAAGGTTTTCAGAGGTCTCTTTAGTTTCCTCTGTAGTAGTTAAGCCATCACCAATAAAATCGTCGAAGGTGATGTCTGCAATGTTTAATTTCTGTTCTTTGGTTGCCATATTACAAATATATTAGTAAGTACTTTGGTCGAAAGTATAAATTTATCTTTTATACTTAGCTTTATTATATCGCACTCTGTTCCTTAAACCCCCCTTGAAATAGGTATTTTGCATGGGTTCTATCGGTTGATCTTCTTGCATTTGAGCTGTTGAATCGTAGTACATTTCCCCACTTTGTCCCTTTTTCATGAAAGGATACATGTGATTACCTAGACTTCCAGGGGTATGCATATTAGTATGCATAGGGGGTTGCTGTTCAAGCATTTGAGGGGCTTCTTCTTGCTGAGGTTCTTCTTGAGGAAGAGTAGGCATAGGCATTCCACCTATATTAGGACCACCAGTTTTATAATTAGGATACTTTAAATATCCCTTGTTATTTTCTGTAGGAAATCCTAATGCATTAACTTCTGGGTTTAAGGCATATTGATTAAATTCTTTCCAAGATGTAGGATATCTTTTAGCTTTTAACCATTCTCCAGTTTCGTAATCTATAGATGGTAGATGCCCTGATTCATCTTCTTCATACAATTCTTTTGCTCTGCTAATATTATACCTTTCATCTTTAAACATTGCAGAAGTACCTTTGTAAGGAAATATATCCTCTGGTAATTCTTCTGCAGCCATTATAGGTTTTCTTTTTTCAGGGCCTCCAGTCTGCATTCTAGCAGGAGATTCAATCACTG